GGCCATCGGCCTTGACGGATGAGGTGCTTTCCGGCTTGATCCATTTTTATTGCCACCCATCCACACAACGCACAGCGTATCGAAAAGTCGTGGCAATAGCAATGCTTCTGTCCGGACGGCACCTCATCAGTCAGCCATTCGGCTGACAGCTTCCCCTCAAGGGGAAGCCTTTAAGAGGTTGGAAGCTCCGCTTCCTTTGAATTCACTTGGCCAACACCCATTGACCCGCACTCTTCACCATCACCACGGCCGGATGGCCGCCGACGCAGACCAGCCCGCGCCGCCACAAGCCGTTCTCACGCCGATGGCAATTGCCCCGCTCGCTCAGCGTGACCTGCGTGCTCGCCACACCCAGATCCTTGCCGTTTTGCAGGGTGGTCAGTTGCACCGTCAGGGTCATCGCCCCGGTGCGGTAGAGGGCGAGCAGTTCGGCGGCGCTGAGCATAACCGTTTGTCCCGAAGCATACGAATCACGCACCGCCACCGCTTGCCCGCCGGCCTGTAGGGTCAGGCGGTGGGTGAAGGTGGACGAGTGGGACACGAAGGTCACCGCAACGCCCGCCTCGATCGCCCCGCCCGACAACTGCACCCCGCCGATCCCGTCGGCACGGGCTATGGGCGGCAGCTCAAAGGTCTGCGCCCCGATGGACAGGGCGCCGATGTAACTGTCGTCATACGCCGCCGTCAGCGTCAGGCTCTTGGTGCCGTCGGCGTTGTGCGACACCGAGAACGACTTCTCAAAAATCGTGTACTCGTTGCCGGCATAAAACGAGGTGTAATCGCTGTTGGACCAGCTGTGGCTCAGGTCGCCGCCGATCGACGCGTTCTTGGCGTAGCAACCGTACTTGACGTTGCTGTAATCCCCCGTCACATAACGGGTCAGTTTGATGTCCACCGTCGAGGCGTTGCCCGCCGTGCTCTGGTTGCTGACCCGCCCGTACAGGCGGATGCAGACCTTGCCGTTATACTGCGACAAAAAGGTGACCGTGTCCGATTGCGCCAGCATTTGATAGGCGCTGTTTAGCCGTATCATGCCCTCACCTCATCAATACCAGATATAGATATCGCCGTCGGCCCCGCCGCTGGGTGCCGTGGTACCTACCGTGATCTTGTCCTGCTTGCCGTCGATAAGCGCCACCGCCTCCTCCACCGCCGTCAGACTTTCGTCCAGTTGCGGCACCAGCGTCCCGTTTAAATACTCGCCGATGGCCCGCGAACCTTGGTCAAACTTGGCCTTGAGCGAGGCCGCCGTCTCGGTCGGACTGTCGGGCAGTTTGGCGATCACCGCCAGATCAGCCGTCAATTTGGTTAACTTCATACTCATTCCTCACTTTACATAGCGTATCCACTCGGCCCCGTAGCGCACCGCCGCCACCCCAAACCGTCGGGTCGACGAAAAGTGCAGCGCCAGTGTCAGATAATCCTTGACCTGCAAAGGCAGGCGCACCAGATCCTGATCCCCCGTCGTAAACGACACGGTGCCGAAATCAAATTCGTTAAAATCCATCCCGCCCAGATGAAAGGTGCAGACCTCTTTGGGCGCGCCGCCGTCGGTCACCGTCGATACCGTCACGTCGGCGTTGGCGATCTTCTTGAGCAGCGCCACCGCCCCCACACGGTCGGCACGCTTGCGCACCGCCGGATCGCCCGCACACTCGTCACGCGTGCAAAAATAACTCTCGATCGGCTCGCCCTCGTCGTCGGTGCCGCTCCACGTCCCCAATACCGAACCGCGGCTCCAGTACAACGTCTGCCCGTCGCTGTAAAGCCCGTCGATGGGCGCGTCCCAGACAAACCATTCGTACTCCCGCCGTCCGTCAATGCGGTAGGCGGCACGCCCGTCGGCCAGAAACATCAGCCCGTCGGCCAGTATACACAGGGTACTGCCCCACACCGCCACCGCCTGCACCCGACGGTTGTTTAAACTCGTATCGATCAGTGTCGATCTATGCCCCCAGCCGCCCGCCAGTCCTTCCACGCCACGGGCCGAGAGCCAGACGGTATCGTCCAGAAAGGGGACGGCAAAGCCGATGCAGCCGACCGTCACCGCCAGATCGGTACGGGGATAGACCCGTCCCAGTTCATAGTCCAGACTCGGCTCGTGGCGGGTGATGCCCTGCTCGGTAAAGGCGTATATACAGCCCTCGCCCGCCGCCAGCGCCGTCACCGTGCTCTCCCCGACCCGATAAAAATCGGTATCGGCAAAGTAGGTCGGATCGTCCAGACGGCTATGGCGCATCACGCCTTTCTCGGCGCCTGCCGCAAAAACGCGGTTGTCGAACAGGCACACCTTGTTGCACCCGGTCAATTTCTGTCGGAAACTGTCGAATGTTGTCGAAAAGGTGATGGTAACGTTATCGTCACCCCCCGCCGCCGCCTTGGGCGCCGTGGTAAAGGTCACCGTTCCCGCCGCCGCCTGCACCGTGTAATTGCTGACGGCCGACCCATCGACGGTGATCAATATGATCTCGTTAATGTCGGTGGTGTCGAGGGCGTAGACGGTGGACGTGCCGTCGCCGCGGAAGGTATTGATGCGGCGGTTGGTGAGCAGATTGACGGGCTGGTGGAGGGTACCGCCGCCCGCAGGGGCACGCCCGATGCTGGTGGTGGGCACAAACCCCTCGACCGTCTGTAGGGCGTAGCCGTCGTAAACGTAGTATTCCTGCCCGTCGAGCAGCCACAGCCGATCGTCGAAGACAAAACCGGTACTTTGGCTGTCGGCCAGCGTACCGATTCGCACCCCGTCGATGCGGTACAGCCCCGTACCCGCATGAATGATGGGGACATTGCGATAGAAATACAGGCCGTGAATGACGGCGCCGAAGTCCCGCAGGGCGGTGCGTCCGGGGCGGGTCTCCAGAAAATCGCTGTAGCCGTCGGTGTAGGTCTTGATCATATTTTTCATGTCGGGCGAGCGGTTGGGGCTGACGTAGCGGGACTGGGTCGCATGATCCACCCCGCCCAGCGCCTCATACGCCACGCTCACCCGCTTGGATGCAGATGGTATTTTCATTGTTTGCTACCTCTTAATTCTTAATTCTGACCTCTTACCTCTGCCTTTCCCCTCTTGCTCGTGGTAAACCGCCCCATCAGGTCATAGGCATCCTCCCGCCAGCGCACCGCCTTGCGCTCGTCCTCGTCCTCGTAAACGTAAAAGGCGGCCAGAAGCGGCAGCGCTACCGCTGCCTGACGGCTTAAGGAAAGGGGCGTATCGTCGGACGATTGCGGGGTCAACGGCTCGGGCAAGGGCTCGTCAAAGGCGGTTGCCACAATGACCGTGGCGCGGTTGACCGCCTCTACAAACAAGGACGGAGCGGCGGTATATCGCTCCTCGCCCTGCGCCCCGAGGCGCAAGATCTCCCCTTTGATATCCTTCCATGTTTTCATAAAATTCCTCCCATGAATAGGTAATAGGTAATAAGTAATAGTGAAGAGGTGTTGGTAGGAAGCTTCGCTTCCCTTTATATAAAAGAAAGCGAAGCTTTCCTCCTTTACTTATTCACTATTCACTCTTACCTCTTCCCTCGCCGTCAGGCGCTGTGCGCCTTAATAACGTACAGTTCCTTGGGGCGAACCACCTTGGCGCCGTAGGTATCCAGACCCTTAACGGCATCCTGGAAACGCTGGGCGGGACGGTAGGCTTCGGTCTGGTTGATCTGACCGGCAAAGGCGATGGCCTTCTTGGTACGGATCATCAGATAGTCGTCGGTACCGTCGTTGTGCAGGTTGGTGGAGATCTTGACCATTGCCCCGTTATACATGCCCACAATGCCGCGCTTGATCAGATCGACATTATCGGTATACAAGTCGGTCAGAGCCTCCTTGAAGAGGTTGTAGAACCAAGGGGTGACGGTGATGACCACCTCGTCGTTGATCTTGACATCGTTGCCCCACAGGTAGACAAAGCCGTCGTCCACCGCCTTTTTGGCCGCGGCGGCATCGGAAATGGCGGTCGAGGCCGAGAGTTTGCCGGCATCGACGGCCTTGGAAGCGATAAAACGGTCACGCTCCTGCGCCAGCGCGGCGGCCGATTCCTGCATCAGTGCCGGCATCAGGCCCTCGATCGACTGCGCCTTGTCCACATCGTCCACGCCGAAGTTGAAATACTTGGCCTGATCGATGTCGAGATACTGTTCGGTATCGGCCACCTCTTCGGGCGCTCCGATGTCCTCACCGGTGTAGGTGCCGATGGTGGGGCGGGACACGCCCAGAATCTTTACACGGGCGGCGTGTTTGGCCTCGCCCTCAAATTCGGTGTTGCAGTCCTCCTGCATCACCGATGCCTTCTCCAGCTCGGTCTGGATGTGATTGGACCATACGATAGGTTTGAAATTGTTGTAAGCCATGATAAAATTCTCCTTTTTTATTCATAGAAACCGTAGGTTTCTACCTTTTAATGCCTTCCCCTTGAGGGGAAGGGGGACCGCCTTGGCGGTGGATGAGGTGCTTTCTGGCCTGATCCATTTTTATTGCCACCCATCCACCCAACGCACAGCGTATCGAAAAGGCGGTGGCAATAGCAATGCTTCTGTCCGGACGGCACCTCATCAGTCAGCCATTCGGCTGACAGCTTCCCCTCAAGGGGAAGCCTTTAAGAGGTTGGAAGCTCCGCTTCCTTTGAATTACTTCCACTTGGTCATAGACTTCTGAATTCGTTTCAAAAGTCCCGGATCTTTTTTGAAGTCCTTATCGGTCAGCGCATCGACCTGCGCCGGCGAATAGAACTCCTGCACACCATGTCCGTCATTGTTGACGGCGCCGGGTGCGGGCGGCGGGGTGGGGGTGTTGCGGTTTTTTTGCGCATGAAGGATCTCATAGGCGGTCAGCGCATCGACTCGGCCGGTGGCCATGATGTGGACAAAGTCCTGCGGCAGATCCTCGATGCCGGTCGCGGCAAAATCGGGATATACCTTTTTGATGGCGGCAATGTCCTGCTCCACCGTCGCGCGATCTCGAGCGGTGCGAAGCGCCTTGAGTTCCTCCTGCTGGGCCTGCCAACTCTCACGCTCGGCACGGAGCGTACCGAGTTCCTGCTCGGCTCGCTCCTTGGCACGGCGCATGGCGGCAAAGGCCGAATTCTCTTGGGGTGTTTGCTGTACTTGCTGTTCCATATTTCTTCTCCTTTTTTACGCATAAGAGTTGCGAAATTTATTTTCCATCTATCATTTCTCATTTATCATTTCGCATTTCTGAAGGCTCTCTGTAAGCCGTTGAAAATGATGAATGATAAGTGATGAATGATGAATGCTGAATAATTAGGAATTATTCCTATTCTATAGATGCGGTGCGCGAAGCGAGCAACTGTTCCAGTTTTCCTTTCGGAAGCGCCGAATGGCTATCCAGCAGACTGACATACTCGTCAAGCGTGAGGTGCCCGCCGTTAAAGAGCCCGTCGAGCGCCTGCGCCGCCGCGTAGCGGGAATAGGGCGACTCGCTGGAAATGTCGATGCGAATGGCCACGCGCAGATCCCGCAGCGCCGCCGCCTCCACAAACTCCTCGGTGCCGTCCCGCAACAGCAGGGTCAAGCCCTCGGGATGGTAGATGCACCACATCTCCAGCCACAGCGAGGCAATGTCCTCAACAAACTGGCGGTAGGTGGCGATCTGCTCGTTGAGGGGCAGTTGCGCCAAGTCACGTACCGCCAAAATGGCGG